TTGCTCCACCTGCACCCATGCTGTTATTAGTATTTAACCAAGTTCTTAATCCTGCAGTTTTTCTAGCTGCGTTAGACGCACCTACTGTTGGGATTACGTTAGCTTGTGTAATACCTGCTTCGACGTCACGTTTCAGCTCTTTGCTATTTTTTGCGAGGCTATATGCTAACTGAGTGCTGCGTCCTGCTGCATCTACTGCATCATCTGTACCAGTAATGATAAAGTTTTTTGCATAGATTTGCGTATAGTTGTGAAGCTCTTGTGAAGCACTTTGTGCCTGAGCCGAGTAGTCGTCTCCTTCTACTTGATGGTTAGATGCACTTGCTGCAGCTAAAGAGTCTGTAAGCCATTTGTATTGAGTATTTGATGCCTTACCTTTACCCATGCTAGAGAACATAGGAGTATCAGTTGGGCTGATATTATAAATTATATCAGATAACTGTTCTCTTATCCCCTTCATATCATAGGTATCGAAAGTATTTCCTGGCTGTGCCATGATAATTTTCTCCTAAAGTTGTTGGGCTTCTGTCCATGCTAGGAAAGCATCTTTTGTTTTCCTATCGTTCCCCTTAGTGGGAGTTTTACTTTGAGAAGCCATTGCTTTTTGAATCGCAGACGAACCTTCAGAAGATGTTGTAGTTTGTGAACCAGAAGTTGTTACCTTGGGAACTCGTTTAACTTTTTTTCCATCTAGTTTTGCTTTTTTTAAATTATCTAATTGCATTGCGTTGTACGCTACCAAAACTGTTCTATGATCTGTTAAATTTTGTAATTCCGTATCGGTAAATCCCTGTGATACTAAAAAGTTTTTAATATCATTTTGAACTTTAGGAGCTTTATTAGGGTCGCCAAGAACAGGTAACTTTTCAATCAACTTTTCTTGTTCTTGTCTAAGAACAGTATTTAATTTCTGTTGATATTGTGCTTGTTGTTCTTGTTTTTCGCTTTCTAATTGTGCTCGTAAATTATTCTGATGTTCACGTTCTTTTGTAATTCTAGCTTGTGCCTTAACATATTCCGTTGGGTCTTCTTCATAGAGCTTTTCCAAATCGGCTTCGGACATACTAGGTTTATCAAAATTACTAACAACTTCTTCAAGTCGTTGAACGTATTCGGATTTTTTTTGATTAGCCACGTTCATTTCATCTAAAATTTTTTGACGTTCTACCTCTAGGGTTTTACGTTCTTCACTTAGCTTAGATGTTTTTTGTCGGTAATCAGAATCTTTAGCATAACCACTTTGTAATTCCTCTAAAGTAACTTTAATTGTCTCGCCATTAACTTTGACTTCAAAAAGTTGCTCGTCAGTTTCCGTTGTGGTGTCCTCAGACACTAATTCCAAATCGTCAGGGGTTAATTCCTGCGTTTCACTTTCAACTTTAGTAGATTGCTCTACAGGTGTCTCTGGTGTTATGTCCTCATTCCCTGTGGCTGGGTCTTCTTGCGAAGCACCCAAAAGGTTGATGATTTCATTTTCTGCTGTTTGCTGTGATAGCTCAACAGATTCCTTTACAGGTTGATCTGCCATATAGTCTCCTTAATTTTTAATTAAAAATTTTTGTTTTTTGTATGTCGGTCAAAGACTTATTCGCCAATTTTCCTGTCTCCATGACAGATGTAATTTCGTTGATAAGTGATTCCAACATTTTACGCATGAGAAATATTTTTTCTCTTGCTTCGGTATCTCGAAGAGGAGATGCTAACCATTCTTGGTTTAATCTTTCTTCGATTTTTTTTACTGCATCAGTAAAAATTTCGTCTTCTAGTATTCTCTTTGCTTGATTACCTAGATTAATTTCTTTTGACATATTTTATACACCTGAACTATCATCAGTATAATCGTCTGCGTCTCCGTAAGTTGTATTTCCTTGATAAAGATTACTGCTACTTGAATATGGAACAAATATATTATTATTATTGTTATTATTATTATCTACTTGTGAAGTTCCATCATTACCACCTGTATTATATTTAGGTTCGTAATCTTTCTTTTTCTTAATTTCTTTTTTAGGTTTATCAATAGTATTAATATTATTAATTGCAGTTATAATTTCATTACCTTGATTTTGTGAAAAATCTCCACGTTTTATTAAAGCTTTAATAGTATCTTTGTATTTACTTGTTAAAAATTTATCTGGTACTGTTGAAATATTTCCACTTTTTGAAGCTGCCATTATTGTATCAACTGCATCTTGCAAAGAACCAAAAGCTTGTCCTTGCCCATAATGATTTATAAATTTTCCTTTAGAATTATAATAACCACCAGAGTTTGTATGATATTGAACTGTGTTAGCTTCTTTATCTGCACCTACACCAGTAGGAGCATATTGATTAATTAATGCTCTGACACTTTTTTGTGTACCTGGAATACGAAGGTTTGTTTGACTCCCCATATTACCTAATTTATCATTGTAAAAATTTGCTTTAGATAATGCTTGTTTATAACTAGGAGAAAAACTAGCAAAGGAAGGGCTATCAACACCTCGTCCTAAAAACATATTTTTCTTTTGCAAAGCATTTGTAAATTGTTCGTATTGTCTATCGTTTGCCATTTGAATAGGACCAGATGCCATGTTTGCTACAAAACCTAAAACACCAGGAGGAAGAGTTTGATCGCTAAATTGTTGTGGTCCTAATAAGGTTCCATCTTCACCAATGTAACCTTTTCTTAAACCAAAATCCATTATTTCCTTTTCTGACATATCGGTTAAAGGAACATTAGAAAGATTTAAAACTTCAGGAGAGTTGTCTCTTATATCTCCATATCGCTGTGTTGATATTCTGTCAAAACTGTTATTATTATTAGTAGTTTGATTTCCATAATCTATATCAACTTCTGTATCTTCTTCACTACTAGGTACTTGACCTTCTACTTGAGGAACTACTTCGTATTGTGAAAAGTTTTGTTGAGGGTTAGGTTTAGCTTTGTATGGAAATTGATTAAACGTACTAAAATTAGGGTCATATTGTGCAATTTGAGACTCTGTTAAACCTTGTGATAATAAATTATTATACGTTGGAAGAGTATAATTATATCCATATAAACCTGTACCCCCTTGGTTAATGCCTAATAAGTTTTGTAAATATGGATTTTGTGCCATTAGTTTCCTCGTTGTTTAATAAAATCACTTTCAATCTCTGCAGCTTTACGTAATTCTTCTGAATCTATTTTTTCTGCTTCAATTTTAAGTTTAGTTTCTAACTCTAATACTTTTTTCTGCATGTCGTACATCATCTCTTCACGTTTTTGTTGTAACGTTGCCATTGTTTTTTCTTTTTCTAATTTTAATTCTTCCATTGCAGCCATAAGAAGAGGATTTTCTTTCATAGGGTCTGGTGGAGGTGGAGGAGGAACTGTTGCAGGGTCAAGGAAGAAAGGTTCTGCAGAACTGAAACCAGAATTAACAACTAACTTTTCTAACGTGTTATATATTTTATTTTCATCTACTAATCTTCCAAAGCCACCTTCTTTAACAAGCATTTGTTGTATTTGTAAAATTTGTGAAAGTAAATTTACTCTGTGATCTGTATTACCTGTACCTAAACCAACATGTATAGAAACGTCCATATCTTTATCAGCCCAATCTTGAGGATTCATTTCTACAAATTGATTACGTAAACGTATTATACGTGGTTGATCTTGATACTTAGTAGCAAGTTGCATAATACATCTAAATAAATCTTTTACTCCTGTCTCTGCAAATATTCTCGCTATTAATTCTATACGTTGCGTACTCGCATTTACTAACGCATTAACTGATGTAGCTGTTGTATGTGATTTTTGTATTGTGTTAGGGTCTGCTCCCATTTGTGAACGTGATATACCTGTTCTAGCTTCTTTTAATTGATCTATTTTTTCTAACATTGCTAGACCTTCATTTAAGAAAGAAGGAGTAACTAATGGGGTTACTGCACCTGGTCCTTTAGTTCTTACAATACCACCAGGACGTGAAGTAATAAGATCATCAAGTTGAACTTGACCATCAATAACTAAATGTCTTGCGTTGTTTTGCAAATACATATTGTCCATTGTTTGACGTAGGACAGTTGATTTCATTAATTGTAAATCCATCACTAAGTCTGCAACACTCATTCCGTAAAAAAGGTGTGGCATAGGGATTGGAGTTACCATAGAGAAAGGAAGATAATCTATTTCTTCATTATCTAAAATAATACTTTCATTACCCCCCATGGTAATTTTTCGTAAAGTTGGTTTACCTTTTTTTTCGTAATCAATTTTAGTGTAACATTCTACAATGCGAACATAGTCTGTTGACTTATCTATACTTTGATATTCTGTATCAGGAGATTCAGTTTGATATAATTCTCTTTCTGTATGTTCTTGATTATAAAAACCATCAGAATAACTAGGAAGTTTATCGACAAGTTTTTTATCAAAACCCATTGCAATAACTTCAGCTCTTGTTTTAATAACTCGATGTCCAACAAATTGAGAGTCAGCAAAACTTTTAGCGTTTTTACTTACAAACATTTCTTCAGGAGGAACATTTTCTACACAAATTCTTCCCTCTTTTGTTGTACGAGTAATTTTAACATCGTGTAAATATTCTATTTCAAATTCGCCTTGAATTTCTTTTATTTCGTGTTCGTCAACAGAAACAGTATCATCAATTAATAATGAATTATATTCTACATCTGTTAAATCTGCGTACTCTTCTGTTTTTGTTTTTTCTATTTCTTTATAATAATGTTTAACAAATCCATTTTTTTGTAAAAGGGCATCTTTAAACATGGTGTAAAGAATCATAAAGCCTGGATTATCTTTCATAAAAATATGATTAATATAATCCGTGCATTGTTCTGCAACTTCTTGATCTTCAGGACCTTGAGGATCAAATTTTACAATTTGTTCTCCTGCTGTAAAAATACGAAGCAAGGAAGGAAGTATATTTTCTACAACTTCCAACACATCTTGCGTTACTACTTGGGAACGACCTTCAATTTCGTTACCATAGGGCTTTCCTAAATAGTATTTAAAAGCAGTTCTACGTTCTGCTCCAATATTTCCTTCAAAATAACCGATAGAATTTTCTAATAATTGTCCGAGAAGCGCTAATACTTCTGAATTTCGCATTTTAGCCATTTAATCTTCCCACTTTATCTGCAATGGCCCATCATCTGCGCCTGTAATTTGCTGTTGTGTCTTATCTCCATAAACTTTTGGTACTAATTTTCCTGCTGTCCAATGTGTATCGTGCATTAGGAGTTTTAATACAGCAGCTTCTTCTAAACCTACTTTGCCTTTACCTTGTTTTGCACGTTCTAAAGTTTCTAATGCTTTAGCTCT